AGCCAGTTTTTAGATGGGTTTTTATTCATTTTTTCTTCTCTGTTAGAATCTATTAAATTACTGAATGACTTACTCCATGCTTCAGCTTGGTTGGGGGAAACAAATTCTTTGTAATCGTTGTTTACTAGGGCATACTGCTTTGCCTCTTCAGGACTAAGTTTTTTTAACTCCCCGTCAATCATCCTAATCGTAGGGAAAAGTATCTCTTTCCCTTTGTGTTCAGTTGACATAGTTCTAACCGACTCATTATTTTTTGTCATCGGTGAGTTAGGGTCTAATGCCCTTTTCTGCCACTTAAACATAAGGGTTTGTGCTGGTTACTGGTCTACTGTCTACTGTTGTTACTGCTGATGCAGATAAGGTTCCGTTGTCTGCTACGACTATTCTAAAATAACTTCCATTTGGTGATCTAATAACGATGCTACCTTTGTCTAAAACATTGTCTCTGTCTGTTTTTACTGACACAGATTCTTCGTCGATGACAAGAGATGCCAGATCAAACATATAGTTCTTGCTATATTCCTCTGGAGGATTAGGTAATGGTTTCTGAGTCCTCATCTTTCACCTGCTACTGAGGTACCAAACCTGACTTCTCCGAATCTCCATTCCTGATCAAAAGGACTCTCCACCCTTAAGAATGCCTGTCTCCCTGTAAACCGTGTATCTGTATACCCGTCATTCTCTAATGTATACGGCCCCTTTTCAATGCCAGTTCCATCAGGGGTGTCGGCAGTGGTTGTTTTTAATCTTAATCCACTCGTGCCAGCATCACTGTCTGTAAGTATCTGTGTGACATTCATCATCTTATCTCCTACCCCAATCTCAATGGCACCACTTTCTGCATAACAAAGGTGTTCTTCAGAAGAGACGTTTGGATGCAACCCTATATCAACCCCCTTTGCCACAACTCTGCTTTCCATTGCCGAAAGTGCTACAACGTCAGCAGGTGCAGTTACAGCAGAATTTCTCGGTATAGGTGTAGACTGAGTATCCGGATCCATTTCGTGACGATAAAGGTATCCATCTGCTCCAGCCCAAACAGGATACCCAAGTGCATCAGGACTTTCTAACGCAGTCCTTTCCAGTTCACCTGTTGTCCAATGCTGTTCCCTGTAACTATAAGTCACATAACGGGTACAATATTCATCCCCTTCTTTTGGATAAAACCAAATTATTTCACCAAAGTCACTATTATGTCCTGCTGCTATCAGACCTTCTACATCAAGGTTAATGTCAGAGAAAACATAATCTGCCACATCACAAGTCAACTCTTTAACATAACCCCCAGTGAACGACCAGAATCTTCCTCTTGACATCCATGCCACAAAGTCGGCACTGCCAGCAATACATTTCATCCCAACTGGGCCACCACCCTCTGTCAATCTCTCTACACCATATACATAAGGAGGCCCAAGATAGTTCGTTTTCCATACATCAGAAGTAGTAAAAACTAATACTCCATATCTCGTTTTAAATCCTCCTACTATCCTGCCTTTAGTCTGTAGGTCTAAGTCTCCTGCTGTGTTCGTCAGTGAAGGAGTCCAATTAGCAGTGCCAGTTAAACCTTCTTGGTGTGCCCACTGTATACGTCTTTGATTCCCTCCTGCACCTAGCACCATAATGTGTCTCTCTGGTGTTACTAATACAGCAACATTAGAGATTGGTGCATTTGCTAACTGAATAGGGGCCGAAGCAGTTTGGGTTCCATTATTAAATGCTACTGCACCTCCACTTGGGCCACCAGTTGCTATCGCCCAATGCCATATTGTACCCTCCCCAGAATGGCATGCCAGCAGATCATCGCCAAAGTTGTCAAACGACCAAACTGGGGCAAAATTGTCTCTAAACGCATCAATATCAGTAACATCGGGGTCTTCGGCAGGGTATCTCGGCCCTCCGTATGTGTTTCCTCCAGATGTTGCCCCAGTAGAATCATCAAAAAGAGTAACCCCCAAATCACCCCCATATTCTAATGCTCCATACCCAAGTCCCGCAATTAAAAAATCTTGCTGGTCAGAAAACGGAACGGCCCCAGATGGGCCACTGCCAGCAGCAGGGGTAATATTATATAGAGGGGCATTAGTACCGGAAGACTGCGACCCATCCCAAATCCTCAATGACTGAACCGAGCCAACTGCTAGATACCTTGCCCCCGTGCTTAGTCTCCAAGAGTGAAGCCCACGGATGGGGTCTACCCCACTTGCTGTTGTAGCAACAATAACTCCACTGCTGCCAGATGAGTTGGGAGATGACGGCTTCATAACAATAGTTGGAGTAGTTGTGTAGCCAGACCCAGAACTTACTATTGCTGTATCAATAATTTTTCCACCCGAGACTGTAAACGTGCCAGAAAAACCGGAACCAGTAATGCCAGCAGTTATATATCCTGAGCCGATGTTCGTAAACGAGACAGTAGTGAGCAGATCAGAAAGATTACAAATCAAAAAATTATCAGTAGTTTTATTCATAACCCAATAATTTCTGTTGGGAACTAACCCTATCGGCAGAGTGCCAGATGCACTTGTTTCAGGCTGCCCATTAAACTGAACTACATCCCCATTTGATAAACCGTGTGCAGTGCAAGTAATTAAGAGTTTGTCACTCCCGTTATCTGTGCCTGTAAATGTTTTTATCCCAGCAAAAAGTGTCCCGCCGTATGTGTATGAACTACCTTCGTTAGTGACCTTTAATGATGTTACACCATCGGATTTAAGTACACGTGTGTCAGCTAACCTCTGCCATCCCCCGATAGGTCTAAGTCTACCTTCCGAAAAACGAACAAGGTTCCCTTTGTACCATCTGTTCTTTGCTTGGTACTGGGTGGCATTCCTGAAGAAGCCAGCAGGTATTTTAATTGGTTGAAGTGCCATTCCTATATTCGTTACAATTTAACCTTATTAGAACTGCCAACTCTGAATTACCTTTTTTATCTAATACTAAAAGTTCGTTTGAATTGACGAAATTTGTACGCATAGTGTCAACGGCACAATCGCACAATGGGTAGAAAATCAATGGGGGAGTCTTCACTTTCTGGTATGTCAGTGAACACATTTGCCACAACTCTCGTATAGTTTCCGTCTTGAAATTTCCACTGTACTTCTGTTCTATCTGAGAAGTTTTCTGACAGGAGATCAGACTCAAAGATAATATCAAGATCAGAATTTTCACTTTCAAAAATAATCTCCATATCTCAACTGTACGACCAAAGACGTTTTGATCCAGTAGGCTTAACATCTAAATGCACAAACCTCTGCCCCTTCTTCTGACTGATGCCAACACCAGTAAAACCTAAACGTATTGCAGTCTCAACAATAGTTAATGCCTTCTGACCACGACATAGCACGTCCACTGCCAACCCTTCCATGTGGGCCGAAGATGGATGCCCCCCTACCTCACGATTCCATTTTTGGCAACGGAATGAACTGCTTAAACGGATAGGGAACCCCACCTCATCTCTTAGTTTTTGTAACAACGATACTAGCTCGTCCTTACATTCATTCTGGTTGCAACCACAGTTGCACGAGAGTTCGTCTTCTGTAAAATTTTTAACACTAAGCATAGCTATTCCTGCCAGAAATAATTTGAATAATGAACGACGAAGTAAAATAGTACCTTGACGGTGCTATTAGGGATTAATACTATTTTCATAAGCAGCCAGTATTTGATCGTCAACTTTATTCTCCGTTGACACAACTAACCGTCTAAGAAGTATTAATATCACTTGTTGGAGCAACTTTTCAGATAGCATGCTCATACACATCGTTTTAACTGCACCACCAATTACAGGTGCTAATAGACCTATCATTTATCTCCTATTATTTGATCAATTTTAGAATGTAACTCATACTGTGATCCAGTAAGAATATCTAGTTTTTTAGTATGTATATTTAAGGTTTGCTGGATTAAATCATTCTGGTATTCCAAGACTGCTGACTTTGTTTTTATGGCAGTGCCCTCAGCAAAAACAACTCCGAATAAGATAAAAACTAAAACTATAAATCCCCAGTGAAATTTATGTAGCATATTTACCTATCATGTGGGCTGCCATATCCGTTACCTATGTGTATACGAATATTTGTAACGTCAGATTGCAACTTTTCTATGTCATCCCAGACATCTTCGCTGTCATTCTGTATGACAGTAATTGCTTGTTCATTCCTTAATGCCTTATTCCCTAAATCCATAATGCTAGTTAGTAACCAACCTACTATTCCGATTAATGCTACGCTGACAAGTGGGGCAAGGGTTTTGTAAAGTTGGTGTTCACTGACTGATTGTATATCCTCATGTAATGCCATCAATCATCCCTTCCTTCTTCATGTTCAACATCCCTTTTATCTTTGAACCAATAGTCCGTAGACTTTGCCAACACAGCCACATAAGCACCCACAAGGATATTAACCAAGTCTCTCGATGTTTCTTTAACGTCTGCATAAAACAATAGCCATAATAACGCAAGGAACGTGACAGCATTGGCAATTGAAATTGTGAACCTCGCCCAGAAATTAAGTAACTTCCGATTCTCAACCGCATTACCACCCCCACCGAATAGTGATCTGTGTATCTTCATTCATTGCAATCTCGTACTTATACTTCTATATTTCATGGTTGCATTCGGTCAAAAATGTCCGATTATTCTGGATTCTGCTCTGCCTGAAATGTAGCCCAATCTGCTTTAACAGCATCAGTCCAGACTGCATTGCAAATGTCCTGAGTCTCTTGAGGTTCTCCTGAAATATCTGAGTCAGGATGCAGGACATGACGATGGAAGGAACGAGACAGTTCTACTCCATCTTCCTTTATGATTGTTGCTTGCCGACATTGTACTGCTTTGTAGTCACCTACAACTTCAATCTTGTCGCATTTTACTTCTTTTGTTATTGCCATGATTTTTTCCTATTAAATTATTATGTAACTCTATAAGTACCAGCTAAGCCAAAATTAGAACTATTGGTAAAATTATTCTCATTGAACGATGTTGCGCTATTATCATTTTCAAATCTCAACTCCGTACCTTCTGTATCTAAACGGTTTTGTAGTCCAGAGGAGTATGTCATTATATAAGTCCAATGAGTAGCTGACGTCAAGACTGATTTGGCTGTAAACGGCAAGCCTCCCACTCGCACATCGCCAGATGACGAACCCTTAGCTGTGAATCGAATTTGTAAGGCAAAATTAACCAATTGGCCAATCTTAGTATAATAACCAATCCGTGCTCCATAGGACATTCCTGTAGTGCCTCCACCAAATGTAATAGTAGGAGTAAAAGTCCCTTCCTCATAATCATCCAGAGTGTTTGCATCAGTATTGGCTGTTACACCTAAATTAATCCCCTTGCCAGCAGTTCCAAATATTAAATCGCCTGTGTTTACTTTTACATCGCCAGAGGCATTAACAGTAAGTTTAGCGGAAGGAGATGAGCCTTGCCATATTGCAAAATCAGTCCCACCTCCTAGTTCATAAGGATCGCCACTTTGACCTGAAGATTCACCAATACTCCAATCTACCCCAGCTTCTCTATAAAATCTAATTATGCCATGCTTATCAGAATTTCCCTTTTTTAAATCAATATACTGATCTGTAGTCCCATCCCCTGAAGTAACAGTTCCTGTAAATGCTGGACTAGCTAACGGTGCTTTAGCATTCAACTGAGTCTGTACGTTGGATGTAACACCATCCATGTGATCAAACTCTGCTGCAGTTGTTCCACCTGCAACGTAATCTGCTAGGACTCTTGCTCTGGTCATTCAGCCTCCACTTTTGCTTCTTGTTCTGCTTGGAATGTTGCCCATGCTTCTTTGACTTCATCTGTCCATTCAAGTTCTGCTTTGTCCTTAATCTCTTGATGTTCGTCTTCTGCAAGAGTATCACCACACATTAGCATCTTGCGATGGTATTCACCTGAGTCAGTAATCTCACGAATTTGGAGGTGTTTATAGTCTGTGACTACTTCTATTCTATCTAATGTATACGTTTTTGATTCTGCCATTTTGCCTTTCTAAACTAATGCTTTATATACTACAGTCATAACCATGCTACAGGCAGGAGCACTAGGTAAGAGGGTTTCTGCCTGAAGGGTTGCAAGACCAGTACTTGTAGAATGAGGTTCTAAATAAAAATAAAATTCTGAAGTACCTACACTTGATGATACTCTGTCTAAATTTACATTATCATTACCTCTAAAACTAGAAGTAGTGGGATAGGTGGAATCAAAAGCAAAGGGAGGAGTAGTTACTTTAAAAGCACCAGTATTAGCTCCCTTATACATATTTAAAATCATAAATATATAGACTAATTTTCCTATCTTTATATAATATCCATCTGGAGATGTAGATATATTAGTTGATCCTGCAAAAACAGAAGGAGTAAATCTCCCTTCCTCATAATCTATTTCCGTAGTTCCGATGACACCACTTTTCGATCCTGCCGAATTAATTATTCCACTCATGAGTCTCTCCTATGCAAATTCTTGTTCGATGTATGAACAATAAATATCATGGTTTGTTGAACTACAACTAATCTTTAATATATCAGTTTCGGTAAGTACAAACTTATCATTCCATACAAACGTACCATTTGCTGGTAAAGGGACAAGATATGAGAGATAACAAGCTCCACTTCCATCTGGACTGAAAAAAATGGTACTTTGTTTACCAGAAGCACCAGCTATATCGCATATAGTAAGCGTTAGAACAGTTATAATCATGTCTGTACCTACTGTTAATATAGTATTTTCTGAATCACCTAAACCATTAAACTGTACCCTTCGTAAAACTTCTGAACCTATTCCAGATGGGCCAGTTGTGCTTGGATTTGCCATAATTTTCTCCTAATATCCTAATGTAAGTGCTTGATGTGTACTACTTTGCATAAATGCTCCTTTTTGTTTAATCTTTCCTGTTGTTGATGTTTCCAAATCCTTACCTGCCGATAGTGCAGTGTCACTACTAAGAGTAATACTTGAACCGTCAGCAACGATTGAGTCTAGTGCTATTGAACCTACATTGGTAATATTGGCATCTCCTGCACTTAATCCTGAACTGAAAGTAACTGCCCCTGTGAAGGTTCCTCCTGTCACTGCAGGTACTGTGTCTGCAGGACTGAAACTGGATAGTGCTATAGCCTCGACAACATCGTGTTCTGCCAGATTTGAAGCAAAGACCAGTGTCGAGCCATTACTTGCCGTTACATCGGTTCCTACGACCTGTTTAACGCCATTGAGATACACGCTGACATGATTAGCTTCGTAGTTGATAGCCAGACCATCGTCACCATGTGAAACAGTGTCAGTAGTGCTTCCTGTTGCAGTGAAAACAAATCGTTCTGCACTACCCTTTCCATCTGGTTCTGCTCCTATGTACGCCATTAGTTATCCTCTGTTTCTTCTTCTTCTGGTTTTTCCAAATCCATTAATGCCTGACGATACCCTTCAGCTTGATGCAGTTGCATTTGCAGGTTTGGAATCTGGTTTCTCAAGTCTGAGATTATTTTGTCGATTTGTTCTAGTGTCATTATGCGTTTTCTAGTGTAGTTACTTTTGCTGATAGTTCTTGGATTGATTTAATGAGAGGTGCTATAAAATGGTCATAACTCACACTGTAAGACCCTTCTTCACCCTTTACTGTATCTGCCATTTCAGTTTCTAAAACATCTTGGGCAATCAATCCCCATTTTTTCCCTGCATCCGCAGACCTGTTCTGGGCTTTCCAATCAAATGATACAGGCTTTAATGTGTTAATAAAATCAACTCCTAGAACACAATCTTCAATATTAGTTTTTAATGTTCTATCAGAAGCATTGTTTGCATTAGTTGCCCATAAAGAGTTCCATCTATAAGATGAGCTACCTAGATACTTGTAACTATTTGTTATTGGCATTGTATCATCTCCACAAGTAATTGCGGCATGAGGCTCACACCCTAATCCTATTTTGCCAGAGGTGTTAAAAACAACATCAGCCGAACCTCCTGAAAACAAAAGTGTACCATCTAAAGAATGTCCAGAACGAACTGTACCAATACTCCAATTATCCCCTTGATCATTCTCTAGTCTTAAATAACCATTATGTGTAGAAGACATACTTTTAATTCTTACTACTGGTTCTATTCCTGTCCCTTCTACGTGTAAAGGACAAGAAGGAGAAGCAGTCCCGATTCCCACTTTGCCAGAAGACCCTTCTATAAATAGTGCGTGGGTATTACCATCACTCTCTACACGAAAATCTTGATCCCTTGAATCTTGATTAAAAATAGTCTCACCTGTTCCTATATTTAAATAGGAATATGCAGTATCTCCCGCTACAAAAATATTACTTCCATCAGTCCGTCCTTTTACAAACATCGTATCTGCAGATTCATCCCATAACACTTGGCAACTTGCAGTAGCACCATGAAATATAACATCGTGTCCGGCATCATCTGCACCAACTGTTAAAGCACCTGTCATGGTTCCACCAGCCTTTGGCAATGCCGCTACACCAGTAGCTATATCAGTATTAATTGAGTTAGCTAACTTATCAGCAGTGACAGCATCATCCGCTATTTCTGCCACTGTGATTGCATTGTTCGCAATGTCCTCTGCAACGATCACATCTACACCGATCTTTGCAGAAGTAACAGAGTTTGCTATTAAATGGTCTGTTGATATAGAATTTGTGGGTAGGTCTGCACTAGCTAATGGTGCAGTCTGACCTTTTCTACCAAGATATGCCATATTAGGTAATCTCCAAGAAACTCATAGTAACGTCTGCACTACTGGCAGTGTTTGAGGTTACAATTATTTTATCTCCGGTCATCATCACTATTTTTTGATCCCCACCAACAGGAATGAGTGAACCCCCCGTTGGAATCGGTGCATCTTTTACAATGTTAGTAGTATTTGAGCCATCATTTAGAGTGACAGTCACCGATATTACGCCAGAAGTAATGTTTGCTACCGTCATCCCAATCAATGTGGTTTGTGTGCTGGCAGCAACAACAGCACCTACATCGGTGGGAGTTGTGCCAACTGCTCGTAAAGTCCGATTCTTAAATGTATTTGCCATGTTGTTATCCTAATGCTATTGCCATTGCCACGCCCGAAGCATCGGTGGCAGTTAATGCTTGATCGATTTGATCCATTGCATGATTTTGCATTGGCCCCCATTTTTCAAGGGAACTTTCATCTCCGACCTTTGGTTTTAAAATATTGTGTGCTGTTGACTGAACAAAACCTGTATTGCTAAATTCTGAACCGTAAGTGCCACCACCTGAAGAATAGTAATACAAGGTATCTGTCGTACTACCAGATGTTATGATTGTAGTCTTTGCTCCAGCTTGTCCAGCAGTTCCAGTTTTGGTAACTCCTGTCGTGTATTCAGACGATCCAGAGTTATTCGATGTTGCAGAAAACTGTAATATATGTCCTGCATTTGAAGCATGACTCTGATCGAATATGTAAGTATCGCCATCCCTGAAGGTTAATTTAGTTGTCGGGCCTGAACCGTCAATTATGAATTTTGAGGAAACTACTGTAACTGTATATGTTATCGTTGACATATTAGAAACTCGGATGTTTTGCTAGTATGATGTAATTAAGAACCAAGTACGGTTGCATATTGTTGTGTTTCGTGTCCGAACCTGTGTCTGGTGCAGTAGATGTTATACCGATAACCTCTGCTTGAGTTGTCGAAAGTCCTGTACCTACTAAATTTGTTGAAAATGTGTGTTTATGATCAGCAATAGCAATGTCAGTTTTAGCCATATCTACTTGGAGAGTGCCATCTACCCCGCCAGCAGAATCACGATCAATCCGGTATGTTCCACTACCACCCGCCCAATCGTTAACGTATTCGGCAGTGTGAATATGTCCGGGGTCTGTTATTGATAATGTGGCATCTTCTGTCCCTGCTGCTCCATCTGTTCTTACCCCAACATGAGAGTGAGTTACGTCAGTTATATCGTGGTCATGGGTTGTAGCAGGGATAGCATGACTGTGTGCTGCTAGTTCTGCTTCAGAGAGTATATGATCTTCTTCTCCTGAACCTGCTGCCAATGCTTTTGGTGTTCTTTGAGTTGGGCCTGAACCTACCGTGCTGGCACTATAACCTACAGGAACCCTTGTTCTCATATCTGGCAGGACAAAGGTTGTTGCTGATGGATATGCTCCGTATGTGTTAGTAATTAAAGTATGTAAATCTGGATAATCAGTCCTTACCTTTGTAGACCCATCACATACCAGCCAAGTCCCTCCGTTTGTAGTTGCAGTTGGAGCAGTTGTTTTCGGATACATCTGGATTGTGCCTATCGGCATTGCAAGTGCCAGCAGTTCATCAATTTTTGATAAACCTGTATTTATGGTTCCCCCCCACGTATTTCTATAACCACCTACTGTCGGGGTCTCTATTGCAAAATTAGTTGTACTTGCCATTTAATCTACCGTTTGTGTTGTCCAAGTTACGTCATCAATAAATTGAGAGTCCCAAGCAATATACCCAGATGAAAGCATTGTCACTGTTCCTTGTCCTAGATTCGTCCATGCTTTCCATTCCATTTGTATCCCAGATGCGATCATAGTTGCTGTCGGCTCGATTTCCAGATAACCCATCCTTTGTATGCCAGCAGCAATATCAACATTCACTACTGCTTTCGGGTCAATCCCACAATCCTCAATCAGCCGATACCCTGCAACCTGCATCGTGCTGGTTGTTGTGACTTTATCGGAGGCTTGAGATATTAGTTCATGACCGTAATTAGCCTGACCAAAATTACGAGAACCAAAATACAGCATCAGTCAAGTTGTATCTTCAGATTTCCAGCATCTATTTTAAAAATATCACCCGTATTCACGGTTTTTGGGTTTGCTGTTGAAAAGTCGGTTTTTGTCAAGACCTCAAATGCTACTAGGTTTCCCCCTGTGAGAGCATCGTAAATACCAGCATTAGTCACGGTTCCCCAATCAGTCGTTGCTGTTGGGAATGTGATGGCTGCCGTATTGCTAGCCTGTGCCGTTCCCCCAGAGGCTAATGTCCATGCCACTGATTGTCTGGCATAAGCACCTCCACTGACCTCCGTGCCAGCAGCCGAATCTGAAGGGGCTGCTGTTTGAAGTCCTACATACCAAGTTGTTGGTGCAGTATAGTGATCTGCCCCTGAAGCACCCGTATCGTCACCGAATAGGTGGTTGATGATTTTATCTTCTAAGTAATTAGTGAATCCTGCCATTTTTGTTTATCCGAAAGGTGTGAATGAAACCGAAGGAGTTGAGCCAGAGAATTTGGCCTTCTCGTCCGAGCTTATAATCTGCTGAATGACCTGTTGGTATTTACCTGCCCACAAACCTACTCTTTCATCAGCTTGGAGGTATGGGGCTGAGTGCATTAAGGAACCGTACAAATAAGCATCTGGATGGTCTGTCAATAACCAATTAACCCCGTTTGTAGTGTCTGCCGAAAGTGCTGGAATTTTCTGGTAATACACAATCTCTATCGTGTAATCCCCGTCTGGTGCTGGAGCAAACTCAAGATTGTCCTTCATTACCGAATAATATAGAGGCTTGCCAGTTGAATGTGCTGACCTGTGAATGTCCAGATTTTGAAGGTTTTTATATGCCATCGGAGTAACAGGATCGGTAAGGAGGTCAATATTCCTCATACCTATAAAGTCACTTGGCAACTTTAAGTATTGACTATCGATTGGTGCCCGTGTCCTGACAGACATATCCCTGACACGTAATGTCCTGTTAAATTCTGCTTCACACATAGTTATGAAGTCAGGTATCACACTTGTTAAATCTGATCGGTTTAAAAAATCAGCTATTGATACTTGTAATTCTGTGTAGTTACTCAGTGCCACAATTCTCCGTGATGTAGACTTTTAACTTCTTGTGATAATTTGTGGTCGATAACACAAGGTATTTTTTTCATTTTAACTTGTTCCCAGAAAGCAACATGGTCTTCAAAAAATGCTGGTGTAGCACCAATTTGCTTATATTCAAAAAATGGTATATCAAGAACCTCAAATACTGGCATATTAAACAAACACATGCCTAATGCCACCCCTTCTACTTCCTCTGTCTCAGGGAGTCTAGTATCAGGGACAATCGAGCCATTTTCCCTGTATGCAGCAAATTTCCTTGTTGAGAAATCTACCAGATAGTTTACTCCCACTATGCCTCTCCCTCGTGCCAGCATCCTATGTATGGAATCTTCTGGAAACGTCAGTTCCGGTGCCAGCATTAAAACATGGGTTGCTTCCCACGCAATTGCATCTCCTATTAAACGATGCCTTATCTCTGGTAGCACACTGCCATGAGTTGTGAATACTTTTATTGAGTGTTCTCCGTTAAAATCGGAGTGCTG